ATTCTTGGCGTCGGGTTGCTGGTTGCTCCTGGTCCGGAAATGCTGAGCACGCTCAACGTCGCTGTTGCTGTCGATGCTCGAAGGGAACCAGCGATTCGTCCAGCTCAGACCGTTTTTTTGGCCCGACTCGAAAGCCTATTCAATTTTGTTACCGGCTTGTTGGGGCACGAGCCGGGCTGGCTAAGAAATGTCCAAGCCTTTGGAATATTCGAAGCGGAGTTGCATTTGCAGCCGGCGGACCGCGTTCAAGCGACTCTTGGCGGAAGCGCGGGGTGTTCGCTTTCCTGGTCGGGGGGGACTGGCTTCGCTTTGGCGGGCCATGTCGCCCCGACCGTCGGCGCGGTGGTCAGCCAGCGCGGCAATCCGGTCGGAACGGTGGTATGGGCCAACAATCCCACCGGGCACGGCGCTTCCGCCGAAGCGGACTTCGCAGTGGCCGAACTTCTCCCGAAAGCGGCGTTCCATTCTCCCTATTCGACCCGCGTTAAGGGCCGGCCATATGACAGTGTTCAATTGGTCAAGGCGAACGGCCCGCCGTTTCCCAGCTCGCGCTTGATGGGCATGTTTGTGTCGATGGCCCTTCCGGCACACAATTCGACGCTCGGTGATACGTATGCGACCCTGGCCCAAATCTCTTCGGCGGGCGACTCCGGCGCGCCGGTCATACTCTCTTCCGGCGAACTGCTCGGCCACGTGATCGGCGCGAGCCCCGGCATTACAACCTTTATCCAGGATCTCTCCTACCAGATCGGCGCCGCGTCCGCGGCGCTTAACAACCTAGGAGTGTGATTATGCTGAAATATATCGTTATATTCGGCTTGGTCTATAGCGCGGTGAACTGGGCCTTGTTTGCCTGGTCCGCATTGGCGCATGCAACACCCCCAGCCACCACAAGGAGTCTGGAACACGTCGAATTGCAAGGTTTGGATCTCAACAAGACGCTGACCGGAGCGGGAAGCCTCGCGCGGGCATTCAAGGCCGCGGGCGCCACTGCGACCGCCGCGGCCATGTCCTTGGTGGGGTTGGTGGTCGCGGCCGTCGCGGCGGGGATCGATAAATACTGAGCGGCGCGGATTTCACTTCGGACAACCGCCAGCCGCCAACCGGCCATTCAACCCCAAAGAGCAACGCGGACCCGTCGCTGCCAACCGCCACCAGCCGGTTCCCCAGCCCGTCGTAGGAATACTGCGCCGAACCCAGGGAGCTTACGGTGTTGCCGATGGCCGTCAGGCGGTGCTCGTAGTCGAAGGTCAGCGAACGCACCGAGGCGGTATTGGCGTTGGAGGTGGCCTTGGTCAGCTCGCCCTCGGTGTCGTACGTGTAGGCGTAGTTGAAGTCCGACGTCAGGCGGTTCTTGGTGGTGTTGTAGGTGTAGGGCCAGGTGGCGTTAGTGAACGCCGGATCAAGGGGCGTGGTGGCGCTGGTCTGGGTGATGTTGCCGTTTGCGTCCCGGGTGAAGGAGTAGCCGGCCACGGTGTTCGCGCCTGCGGCCACGCTCAGGCCGGACAGGCGGTTGGCGTTGTCGTAGCCGTAGGTGTTGTTTGGGTCCATGCCATGCTCCTGATACTCTTTTATGGGTTAGCTGCTTAATAGCGCTGGAACAAATTCGACCAATAGTTGGGCGAGTTCAAATTCGCGCTGAATTGCGACAGGGCGTTGTTCGGGTTGGTTACGATCGCATTGGCCAGCCCGGCCGAATACCCGCTGCCGTACAGATTGTTCTGCGCGTTGGTAGAGGCGTTGTACTCCTTGTAGCTGTTCAGGCCGCTGTTGATGGAGTTCCCCACCCCCTGCAAGGCCTGGTTCTCGGAGTTGGCGGCGTTCACGGTCCCGGTGGCCTGGGCGTTGGCGGACGCCGTGTTGGCGCTGTTGGTGCTGTTCAAGTAGTTGGTGAACAGATTGTTGGTGGCCTGGTTCTGCCCCACGTTCAGGTTGGCCTGCTGGTAGGCCGAGTTGGCCACCTGGTTGCCGGTATTGAGGGCCGCGCTGCCCTGGTTGTAGCCCACCTGGGCCAGGCCCGACCCCACCCCCAGGTTCAGGTTGGCCAAGGATTGATCCAGCCCGGCCTCTCCCTGCGCCGCCTGCATGTTGGCCTGCCCCACATTGTTCACGCTGGGCTGGCCCAGGGTGACGGCGTTGGCGTAGCGGCCCAGGGCCTGGTTCAGCTGCGTGCCGGCGTAGCCCTGGCCGAACTCCTGCTGCGCGGCCTGCGCGCCCCCGGAGAACAGCTGGCCCGAGGCCGAGGCGCTGCGGTCCAGGGACTGCACGCCCTGGTTCAGGCCGAACTGGTAGCCGGGGTCGTTCACGATGGAACTCGGGTTGGAGAGCAGGTTGTCGTAGCCGGCGTTGCCCAGGTCGTAGGTCTCGACCCCGGGGTTGTTCAGGCTGGTGACGTTGCCGAGCGCGTTTTGGTAACCCTTAATCCCGTTGTCCAGCGCGGAGGTCCCGTTGGCCAGGGCCGTGTCGTAGGCCCCGGTCCCCTGCGCGATGAGGTTCTGGGCGCTTTGGCCCTGGTTGTAGAGGGCGTTGGTCGCGGCCTGGTCCCAGTTGCTGGCCGTGCCGTACGCCCCCTGCATGTTGGTGAGCAGGTTGGGCAAAATGCTCTGCCAGGCCCGAATGTTCTGGGCCTGGGCCTGGGACTGGTCGTCCGCGGCCTGCTGCGCGGCGTCGGCGGAGTTCAGGCCTCCGATGAGCGACGTTCCCGCCCCCAGGGCGGCCGAGCCTACGATTGCAGCTGTGGTTGCCATGAGGCGTCTCCTGTGAAGTAGTTTTCGTGGTTGATGAGGCCGCGGCGGGCAAGAAGCTTTGCGGCCGGACTGCCGGGAGGGGCTCCGATGTTGAAGCGCGCGCCGCCCTGCGAGCCCACCCAGGCCATCATGTGGTCCAGCATGCGGATGAACCACTCGCGCTTCTGCCGGGCGTCAGGCCACTCGGGATGCATGTGCCAGAGGTGCTCGTGGGCCACGAGAGCACGGTCGTCCCAGAGGAAGGGGACCAGCTCCACCAGGCACACGCCAGCCACCGCGCCGTCGAGCCGGACCACGGACAGGTCGGCCCGTGGGGACTCGATTGCGTTCATGAGCACGCGCACGATGCGGGGGACGTTCACCCCGCACCGGTAGCGCCCGGTGAAATCCATCTGCCTGTCCGCGGCCAGGATCACCCCCGCCACGGCCGGGACGTCTTCCACGGCGCAGGGGCGGATCATGCCGCCACCCCCGGCTTTTCATACTGGAACACGATGGGGATGCGCCCCGGAGCCTTGGCCGCGCGCATGTAGGGCAGGCACTTCCGGTAGTCGTGCACCGTGACGCAGGAGAAACCGACCACCCGAGGGCGCAGGTCCCGCACCTGGGCCACGAACGCCCCGATGTCCTCCAGCACGCAAAGCCCCACCCCGAGGGCCCGGGCCTGGCACAGCTCCGAGAGCAGGGCCACGCCGTGGTTGTAGCGCACGAACAGGGGGAAGAAGGCGAAAAGGATGTCCATGCCGCTTCTTTTCACCAGTGAAAGCCGAAGCCCGCCTGGGCCAGGTACAGGTTCACCCCGCCCGAGTTGGCCGAGGTCCCGGCCGGTCCCTGGGGGCCTGCGGCGCCCGCGATGTTGTCCACCACGCTGCCCCAGGCCCCGGCGGTTTTCGGGCCGTACACGTCCTGGGTGGCGCAGTTTAAGTACATGTCCCCGTTGTTGCCGGTTCCGGAGGACGGAGGTCCGGCCGCCACGATCCACTGGGGCGAATACCCGGCCTGGCCTGCCGGCCCAGTTGCGCCAATTGCGCCGGTCGCGCCAGTCGCTCCGGTCGCGCCCGTGGCCCCTGTCGCCCCAGCGGCTCCCGTCCGGCCCATGATGTTGGCCACCACGCCGCCCCAGGCTCCGGAGGCCTTGGGGCCGTACACGTCCCCGGTGGCCGCGTTCAGGGCTATGTCCCCGTTGTTGCCCGTGGCCGCCGCGGGCGCGCCTGCGGCCACGTTCCAGACCGCGCTGTAGCCCTCCTGGCCGGCCGGTCCGGCCGCCCCGGTCGCGCCCGCAGCCCCGGCCGGACCCGTGCCGCCCGGCCCCTGAAGCCCCTGCGGGCCTTGGGGTCCGGTCAGGTTCCCCTGTTTCACCCAGGCCCCGGACACGCCCTTGAAATAGTCCCCGTTCGCGGTGTTCAGGTACATGGCCCCGTCCACCTCGGCGGCCGAGGGCGGGCTCACTGTGCCCAGGTACCAGGCGATGCCCGCCAGGGTGGCGTTGTCCGGGGCGATAGAGGACCCCACCCGGGCGAACAGGGCCGTGAACCAGCCCACCCAGGCCGGGGACATGGTCCCGTCCTGGTTCAGGGCCGGGGTGGAGAGGGGGGGCGGGGAAAGGGGCTGCATCAGCTGCTCCCGGGGGTGACCTGGCAAGAGGCCCCGGTGATGACCACCTTGACCGGGTCGGTGATCTTGAGCCTGAACTGCCGGTTGCGGAACGCGCCCAGACGAGTCCAGCGCGCCCGGTTGGCGTAGGCCCCCACCCCTCCCAGGGTGGTCCAGTACTCGAAGCTCCAGGTGCGTCCTCCGTCGTCGCTCCACTGGAGCATGGCCTGCGGGTCGCCGCCCTGGACTTGGCCGGGCCCCGAAGTCTGCCCCTCCCCGGCCGCCAGCCCCACCCCGGGCTCGAAGTCGATCATAAGCCCGCTCATGAACAGGTACGCGTTCTCCAGGGACATGGGCGGCGAGACCCTGATGCGCTCGATCATGGCTCCGTCCTCGGTGTAGGCGGTCTCCGAGAGCTGGTAGATCTTCCCGCTTGAAGCGCCCCCCACCAGGTGCATCCCCGCGAAGCTCGCGTGGCAGTTGGCCTGCCAGCGGCCCAGGCCCGCGCTCTTGCGCCTGTGCCATTGCTGGGAGGCCGCGTCGTACACCCAGGTCACGTCGGCCGAGGGGAAGGTCAGCACGTAGAAGGTGTGGCCGCCCTGCACGTAGGTCATGGCCTGGGCATCGTCGACCCGGGCGTACTGGGAGATGAGGTATTCCATGGGCCGGGTGGAGATGATCTGGGGCGCAAACCCGACGGCCCGCACCACCTGGAGCTTGTCCGTGAGCCAGACCACCGTGTTGTCCATGACCACGGAACTCATGCGCGCCGCGCACCCCGTCTCCAGGAACACGCCGCTTATGGGCGACAGGGGAAAGGCGGGGTAGGCCGCGCCGGTGTTGTACCAGATTTCGGTGCTGATCTGGCCGAAGAGCCAGACCTGGCGATGGTTCACGGCCAGGGACACGATCTGGTCCGGCTTGCCCTCCTTGGTGGCCCAGGAGATGCCGTCCCAGGTGGTGCCGTCGTTGAGTCCGGAGAGGTAGAACTGGTTGCTCCCGGGCTTGGTGACCACGAAGTAGGAGTCCAGGAAGTCCACCTGGCTGGCCCCCGGGAAGTTGGCGTTGACGATCCGGGAGAAGGCACCCGGCGTTCCGGAGGAGCCGGAGGAAAAAGTGACCAGATACCCGTTCGCGCCGTCCGCCACCAGCATCTGCTGGCCGTTCTGGGTCATGGACACCGCCCCGGTCTCGGTCTCGAGCGTGCCCAGGATGGTGGGCTGGCCCTGGGGCGTGATCTGGAACAGGCACGTGCCGCACACGGCGTACAGGTTGCCGTCCCCGCCCGGGCACATGCCCCGCACCGGCTCCCCCGGGGTCAGGCTGGTCCAGGCGACAAGGCCCGGCGTGCCCACCAGCGCGGCGGTGGATTTGCCCCCGGCGGAGTCCTCCACCGGAAACAGGTTCACGCAGTCCTGGCCGTCCCAGTAGGAGGAGCGCCCGGCGTAGGCCGGACCGACGAAGCCCGGGAAGATCACAGCCCCGTCCTCCAGTCGAAGTGCCCGGCCCCGAAAGTCCCGGGCAGGCCGCCGACCATATCGGAAGCCAGGGTGGGCACGGCCATGCCGTTGTAGCGCAGCAGGGCCTCCTTGCTTTCCTTGGCCACGGCCGCCACGGCCGCCAGCGGGGCCGAGGCGGCCGCTCCCCATTCGGGGGCCAGGTCCACGGCCAGGTTGAACTTGAGGGCCCGGGAGAACTCCCCGGGCAGGGTGACCGTGGCGGACGGGCCGGCCAGCTGGGACAGCCTCTCCCAGGTCTGCAGGCACAGGGTGTAGGCCTGGTCCGGCACCGGGTACAGATACACGCTGGAGGCCGGATAGAGCTGGTCCCACCACAGCGCTCCCGGCCGGGCGCTCATGGTTTTCAGGGGCAGGGCCTGGTACTGGTCCCGGGTGATGGCCGTCACCGGGAAGTCCAGGTTGCCCAGGCGCAGGTAGGAGTCCAGGACCCGCATGGGGCGGTTCGGCAGGGCCACCGCCTGGGTGGCGGCCGGGTACCGGGTTTCGGTCAGGGCCGGCACCAGCAGGTTGGAGGTGCTCCAGGAATCCAGGAGCATGTTCAGGGCCTCCAGGCCGTCGGCGGCCTCGGCGGCCGTGAGGGGCTCCCGGGGGGCCTTGGCCCCGATCAGGCGCAGCGCCGCAGCGATGATGGTGCCGGCCGTGGCCATGGCCTATTCCTCCTCCCCGGAGTCCCGGGGCGTGTCCAGGGCGGCGGCCACCTTGGCCTGCAGGGTTTCGAGCCTGATTTTGGGCGGCACTTTGAGGCCCATGGAGTCCTTGGCGTAGTTGGCGAGCTGGGCCAGGTCCATGAAGGCGAACTCCTCGGGGAGCACCCCCTTTTTCGGAAAGGGCTCGTTGTGCCAGCCCTCGGCCAGGAGGAGCTCCACCTCCTCCACCGTTCGGCACACCCGGGCGGGGCGGCTCGGGTGGTAGAGCCAGGTGGGCAGGTCGTATTCCAACGCCCCCCGCACGCCCTGGCCCACGTTTCTCTGGTTGAAGGGGGCCATCCTAGGCCACCACGCCCTTGTCTATGTTCTCGGCCCGCACCCAGCGGATCATGTACACCTCGGGCCCGGGGGTCACGGGGGAGGCGGTGCTGTTCATGAAGGTCACGGCCAGGGTGTTTTTGGCGGACACCCGCACGTTGGCCACGCTCACGCCGGTGGTGTGGCTGGGCTTGTTGATGTCCACGTGGTCGGTGGTCAACAGCCCGGGAATGGTGAAGTTCTGCTCGTTGGTGCTGCCCGCCGGCACGGCGGCCACGTTCAGGGTGGCCTGGATCACGCCGTGGCGGTGTTCGCGGAATGTCGCGCCCATTGCTGTTCTCCTTTCGGGCGGGGGGGTCGAAGCCCCCCCTTGGTTTTGTTTTCCGTGTCTCGGTGGTGTGGATTTTTCACCGGGCCGCTTAGTTGTTGGCCAGCCGCGCGGCCAGTTGCGGGCGCAGGGCCTTGTAGCCGTACATGATGTCCAGGCGGCACGGGAAACGGTCGGTGTTGATGTCGTAGGCCCTGACGATGCGCAGGCTGACCCCGTCGAAGTTCTCCTGGGCCGCGAAGTCCACGCCCTTGGGCATGACCAGGTCGCAGGTGGCGAAGGCGAAGGCGTCCCGGTGGTAGGCCAGGCTCATGCCGTACTGCTGGCCGCCCGCGCCCACCTTGGTGATGGCGGCGGAGTCGGCCGGGGCGGCGGTCACGTTCTGGTAGGCCCCGGAGGTGACGATGCCGGGGGAGATGGCCAGGCTGCCCGGGCCCCCGGCGTAGTTGGCTGCGACCACGAAGTTCTGCAGGTTGCCGGTGGACATCTTGGTCTCGGGGTGTACCTGGTACACGCCCGCGATGGTGATCACGTCGCCCACGGCGAAGGTTCCGGTGCCGGTCTTGACGTTCAGGTTCATGCCGGCGGTGACCGGGTTGCCGCTGCCCGTCTGGCCCGCCCCGGTGATCAGATAGGCCGAGTTGTCCGTGCCGGAGGTGAACTTGGGGGGCAGGAGGGTGTTCTCGTAGAAGTTGAACCCGGCGCTCTTGCCCATCATGCCGTCGGCGTACTGCTTGGCGATGGAGGCCGAGTCCTGGAACAGGCCCTTCAACTGGTCCACCAGGTCCACGTTGTCCTGGGTGCACAGCAGCACGGAGCGGTTGTTGTCCTGGGGGCAGAGGTTGTCGTTCAAGAACTTGCGGGCCTGGAGGATCTTGTTGAAGGAGATGGCCGCCCCCAGGTTGTTCACCTGGTTCCACACGCTCTGGTACATGGACAGGGCGTCGGCCTCCACGTTGGCCACCAGCACGGCCACGGCCGGCTCGATGATGCGCTCGGCGAAGTCGTCCAGGGAGAGGGTGAGGTCGGCCGTGGTGAAGTACATGTCCACGCCCTTCTGGGCGCTGATGGTGATGGGGGTGATGGATTCCGTGGTGTCCTGGAGCGACAGGTTGGCCCCGTTGCGGACCACGAACTGGTTGGGCTGGCGCACGTTCAGGGTGGCGCCGATCTTGCCCCCGGACTTGGCGAACTGGTCGTCGTAGGAGCGGTTGATGGTGGACAGGAAGTTCGCCTTCTGGTGCAGCACGGCAAGGCTCTTGCGGAGCACCGCCGTGGGTGTGATGAGCGCGTTGGCCATGTGTTATGTCCTTTTCATGCGGCGCTCGCGGTCCCACTTCATCCACCTCTTGATGTCCCTGGGCCCGTTGGCCGGGTCGAAGGACTCCGGGGAGGCCCCGGGCGAGAGGGGTTCGATGGGGTCGGGAGCGGTTGTGGTTCTCCTGGCGGCCTTGGCCGCGGCGATGCGGGCGCTCAAGGCGCCGATCTCCAGGGCCTGTTCGATGGGGTCGGGAATGACGGCGATGCGGGCGGCCTCCTCGGGCTTCTTGCCCAGGTACAGCCCCACCAGCGGTCCCTCGGGGGCCTTGTACAGGGCGTCGGCCATGGCCTGGGTCACCGGGAGCCTGTTGTGGAAGGCCTCGCTGAAGCCCGGGACGGCCTGCGCGGCCTCGAAAAAGGCCTCTCTTCTCTGCTCCTTTTCCACCAGGGCGCGCTGCTGGGCCCGGGCCTGGGTTTCATTGGCCGCGCGGGTGTCCCGGGCGGCCAGTTCCTGGCGCACCGCCCACCTGGCCCGGGCCAGCACGTAGGCGTCGGAGTCGCCGGGGAAATCCTGCTGGCGGGGCTCCACGTCCGGGCCGGGCGCCCCGGGTCCCAATTGTCCCAGGTGTCCCGGCTGCATCGGGGGTTGCCCCCGGCTTTCGGCCAGCACCTTCATGAGGGTCTCGTTCTGGCCCCGCAGGTAGGCGGCCTCGCGCTCCGCCTCGCGGCGGGCGGCCGTGACTTCGCCCAGGCGCTTCTCAATGCCGCCCTTTTTCGGGGGTTGGGCCTCGTCGCCTTCCCCGGCCCCGGCCTTCCGGCCGGATTCCCCGGATTCCCCGGATTCCCCGGTCTCGCCGGACTCTTCGGGTGCGCCCTCCCCTGCCGTGTTCTCCGGGGTCGGCTGGCCCCCGTCGCGAACGCCGTTTGCGCCGGTTTCCCCCCCGGCGGCGGGTGTTTCTGGTTGTACGATGCTCAGGATGTCGTCGATGCCTTCGGTCATGTGTGCGTCCTCCTGGACGGATTTTCCCGGCTGTCGTGGCCGCCGGTTCGCCAAACAAAAAAGGCCGGACGGTTCGATCTCTCGAACCATCCGGCCTCTCATGGGCTCTTTGGGTCTGCCTGCGGCGCTCGGGGCGCTCGGGGCGGACGTCGGTTTATCTGTTCATGCGTACTCTTGCGGTCGTCCTCTCCCTGCGTGCCGAACGAGGTTGCGAACCTTGCGGCGCTTGCGGGATGCTCCCGGGCGGCCGCGATGCCGCCGCAAAGCCCTTTCCCGCATCCGCACCGCCCTTTCCGACTTAAGGCGCATCTCCCCTATATCAGCAACGCGACCTTACATCAAGAGGGCTTGTCGGTTTGGACGGCGCATTTCCGTTTTTTCGCTCCGGCGCATGCCGGGCGGTTGCGGGCGCCAGACGGTGATTTCCTCCCGGCGCTCAACAGGCGCATGTCTCGCCCGGCTCAAGTATCTTGATCCGGTGGGGTATGTTCAAAAGCCTGAAGGCTGCCGTGAAGTCATCGACCGTTTGGGTGTAATGCTTCCTGCCGTCGGAATGCACGGGGATGATCAAGGCCGCGGGAAAGGCCTGGGCCGTGTCCAGCAGATCATTCACGGACATGGTCAGGTCGAAGGGCCCGCGGGTCCTGGCCGCGCCGGCGAAGGCCAGTATCACCGACGGTGAAAAACGTCGGGCGACTTCGGCCACGCCTTCATAATACACCGTGTCCCCGGTGATGTAGACCGGACCGCAGCGGCGGTCCCTTGCTTCCAGCATGAATCCGGTCACGTCGCCGGTGATGGGCTCGATCCCCGCCGGTCCGTGGCGGCACGGGGTAGCGGTGATGTTTACTTGGGCGCCCCCGGGAGATTTCACGGACACCGTTTCCCAGGCGGACAGCCCGTGAGCGTTGCCGCCAAGGCGCTTGGCCCCTGCCGGCGTGGTGTAGACCGCTCCCACCTTCGGGAGGAACTCCCGGCCCGAAATGTCCAGATTGTCCACATGCTGATCATGGCTCAGCAACACCGCGTCTATGGTCCCCACTGCATCGGCGGGGATGGCGGGCGAAACTTTCTTTTCAAAAACAACCGCGCCCACGCGATAGGTGCTGCCGCCGGCGTCGAAAGTGGGGTCGGTCAGGAAACGGAGCCCGCAAAATTCCACTTTCACCGTAGGGCCGCCAATCAAGGTAATCTTTATTGATTTTTCCGACATACTTCCCTTCCCTGCCTGGCGTGGGCTCGAAAGCCTCGGACCAGGTCCACCGGCGACTGGACCTACAATGCATGTGACCTGTTACCATGATTGTTCCCTGTAATCATACCCGCTTCAAACTGTATCGGTTTTCTCACTTGGTTTGCCGGAAGCTGTGAACAAAAAGGCCCGGCCGCTCACGGGGAGCGGCCGGGCCTTACGGGGCTTGTGCGGTGGTCCTAGTTGGCCGACAGCATGCGCTTGCGCATGAAGGCCGCGCCGGCCAGGCCCAGGCCCATGAGCAGCATGGTGCCGGGTTCGGGGGTGGGGGTGGGGGCAAAGGCCACCCCGCGGATCGACGTGTCCGCATCCGCGGCGAAAAGGGTGGTGAATTGTTCCGAAGAGGCTTGGCTTATGGTGGTATCCGAGAGCGTGTCCGTAATCTCGTAGAGATAGCTCGGAGAAAGTTCGTTAAGACCGTAACTGGTGGCGAAAAGCTCCACAGTGTCGCCCACGACCTCGCCAGTCAGGCCGAAAAGGCCGGTCACGCCGGGAGCAGTCGGCGTGTTAGAATCTGCATCGGCGTTGTTGACCAAGTCGAGTCCGTCCACCAGATCATAGTCCAGCGTCCAAATGCCATTTGTCAAAACCCACTTTTGCAGTCCCCCTTCGCCCAGGGCCGCCTTGTTGGCATTGCCGTTTTTCGGCTGGCCGCTGTCGGCCACGTACATGACCGTGGGGCTGGCCAGGAAGAACTGCTCGGGGCTTAGATACACGAAACTGCCGATCCGGCCGTTGTTGACGCCGTTGGCCAGGCTGGCGGTCAAATTGATCGATCCGTTGTTGCCTCCGGACGAAAGGGGGCTTGCCGGCGGGGTGATGTGCGTGGTTACCAAGCCGGTAGCCGAAGTGGGGAGGCCGCCGCTGGCATTGGTGAGCGTGCTGACGTTGGTGAAATTCTGGCTCCCGCTTCCCGGGGGATTGAAGTCCCTGGATACGTAGAGCTCGTTCCCATTCCCGGTATTGATGATCGTCGCGACGCGCGCATCCGTGGAGTTGTCGATAGCCGTGGCCGTGCTGCTGCCCAGAGTGGTGTAGAACACTCCCTGGGTCGTGTCGGTCTTGCTGGCCCCTTGCCCGGCGACGTAAAACGAGGTGCCGTCCACAGTCGTTGCACTGCGGGGGTTGTTTTCGTTGAACACGCCGGTCAGGGCGGTGGATGTATTCACGCTGCCGTTGGCGCCAATAAGGGCCACCACGCGCGGAACCGTGGTGGCGGTTTGGCCGGTCAGGCTGGTTGTCTGTCCCAAGGCCGCAGTGCCGTAGGTGGAAAGCGGCGCGTTGTTGAAAGCGTTGGCATTCACCCCGTAGCCCATCATCGTGAGGTACTGACCATTGACCGATTGCTGGAGAATGCCTTCTGACGCGGAACCATATTCTCCGGAGATTGCAGAATTGTTACCACTGGCGACTTGTGGTAAAGTTAAAATTCCAGCTTCGCTCGCATTTGTGCCGTTGCTGCCCAGTTGAAATTCCTGAAGAGTGATCGGAGACGCTGTGTCAAGACCGACGCTGTCATTGCTGACATTTGAAACAGTGCTTATCACCAGATCACCGGTAGTAAATGAACTTATATCATTTACAGACAGTGGTGTTGCATTTGCATCTCCATTCCATAACAAAAAAACAACCGCCATGAAAAATAAGCATAGAAATGATTTATTGCCTCGCAACATGTAGCCCCCCCCAATTTTAGCTAATAATTTGTGACAGATAAATTTGTTCTCTCGCTCAACAACGGCTACAGGACCACCTGCAAGGCCCGGTATACAACCGCTGGCCTCGATGCCATAAAATCATTGGCCACAAAGCAATATGCATGCCTGCGTCAGTTGTTCATCATTCCGAGATGTTAGACAATAAACGCGGTACGGTCTGGCTGGTTATGTAAAGTTTACATACGATGTTTTTATTCGATTCATTACACACAGGAATAATATGTAACGCTATCGTATCAGTTATGACACACAGTCGTCACAAGGCGGACATCCGGGGATCATGATCAAGGATGCATTCCGACATGGAGGAAAGGGCCTTGGCCGACGGACCCGGGCCGGTAAGACGTCTTGGCTATGCCAGAAAGGCATACTCTTTTTACAAACCCCGGGTCGCGCTCCTGTCCCTGATTGCCGACTCCTCGTCCGACAACAAAAAGGCCCGGCCGCTCTCAGGGAGCAGCCGGGCCTTACGGGGCTTGAGAGGCGGTCTAGTTGGCCGACAGCATGCGCTTGCGCAGGAAGGCCGCGCCGGCCAGGCCCAGGCCCATGAGCAGCATGGTGCCGGGCTCGGGGGTCTGGGAGATCTGCAATCCTTCCTCCACTATGTTGGAGCCGTTATATTCAGGAACGATCTGCGCGGTGAATCCGGGGGCCAGGCCACTGATATCGAGGGTGGCGGAAGACCAGCCGGAGATGCCGCCGGTGGAATCGAAGAGGTCATAGTAACCGGCCTGGGGCGAACTCAGGAGGTCGATGTCGATCGTGCCCCCGGCGATGGTGGTCATGCCCGTGACATCCATCATGCCGTAGCTGGAAAGGTTGTCGATATCGAACACCATTGTCCCGGAATCAGTATAGTTTCCATTCACGGTGAGCTTGGTGCTGGGGTCGAGAGTGAGGGTCGAAGTGGAAATGACGGGACCGGACAATGTACTGGAATTCACCACGTTCACAGCTCCGGCGTTCAAAGTGGTCGCCCAGGAGCCGCTGTTGGTGGTGGTGAGGCCGTCGAGCTGCACGATGCCGGTCGTACCGGTCGGGCTAATGTTCAGAGGGTTGATGATATTGAAGTTCCCCTGCAGGTCCAGAACACTGTTGGCGCTGGCGCCGAAACCCGCGCCTGCTCCGGAGGTTGACCCGAGGCTGGCGGGATTGGCGCTGCTGCCGCCATTGACGGTCATGGTCCCGCCGGTCGCCACGATGTGACCGCCGCCGCCGAGGGACAGCCCGGATATGCTGCCGTAACCGCTGATATTGTCGGTGGTGGAGAAGGTGCCGCCGCCGGTGTTGGTGATGGCGCCGCCGTTCATGGTCAGGGGCCCGGTGCCGATGGTGCTGTTGCCCGAGGCGTTGTTCAGGGTGCCGCCGTTTATGATGAAGGGGCCAGGGGTATTGGTGGCGAAGCCGCTGATCGTGGCGCCGTTCAGGTTGGTGGTGCCGCTGTTGATGCTGAACACCTCGTAGTTGTTGCGGGTGATGGTGCCGTTGAGGTTGTTGGTGCCGGTCATGTTGATCAGCCCGTAGTAGTTGTTGCCCCCGGCGGAGCCGGCATTCAGGTTGGTCGAAACTCCGTTCAAGCTGGCGCCGTTCAGGGTGACGTTGTTCAGGGTGAAGTCACCGTGATTCGAAATGGTAAAGGAGGCGTTGGTGAGGGTTTGGTTGTTGAGGGTGAGCGGCGTGCCCGGGGTGCCGTTGACGAAGGGGCTGAAGCCGCCGAAGTTTGTCCCGTCGGTGGCGTTGGCGGTAAAGGAGATCGAGCCGGTCAGGGGCGCCGAGATGGTGCCGAAACCACTGATGGATGAGGCATGAAAGCTGCCGGTCCCGGTGATGGAAGCGCCGTTCAAGGTAACCGCGCCGCCGGTAAACGAATCGCCGCTATTGATATTCAAGGAATTGGAGCTGCTGCCGAATGTCAAGGAGTTCGTCCCGATGTTTACGGCGGTATTGATCTGAACCGGGTTGTTCGTGGCGGCACTGATCGTGTCCGGGTTGCCTGTCGTGGAACTCGGCACTCCGCCGGTCCAGTTGCTCGTATTTTCCCAGGCGTTCGACGCCGAGCCGTTCCAGGCGTGGCTGGCCGCATGCGACGCGAAGGGCTGCAGTGCCAGGGAGAGCACTGCCAGTGCCAAAAGCGTTTTTCTTACCCTCCTCATGTTTGCACCCTCCTTAATACGTTTAACTAGTTAAGATAAATAGATTTTAGTCTGCCAAATGCACAAGGTGTGCCTCACCTTGAAAATCATACCGTTTCGGTTTGCAATTCGTTCTCAAGTCCAGGCGGCGTTTATTGTAATAATTTGATATAATGAGTTTTTTGAGGCCATATCTATTTGGGTAGAAAACGTAACGTCCGAACATGTTGCACGGATTGGGAGTAAATATACTCGACAAGTTAGGGGCTAAACCATATTTAGGGACACCATCCAGGACACCACCACAAGCGACCGTTTTTGTATGGATTCTTCGATGCGAGCGTGGCAATCAGACCTCCTGAGTGTACTTTCTGACGCAGGACTCCTGTTTCTCCGCAGCCGATCCAGCAGAGTAAAAAGTAATAATTCCTGATATGTTGCAGCGATTGAAAGTAAAGAATTCCGACAAGTTTGGAATGTTTTCCAGTTCTTGGGGGATACCGCGTTTCTCACCGTGAACCACCCGACCGAATCAGCAGGCGGAGTTTATTTAACCCAGCCGGGAGAGCGGATCGCCGCGCCGGCCAGGCTCAGGCCCATGAGCAGCACGGAGCGCGGGATCGGGGCGCGGGCGGCCCGGAGAAGACGACAGGAGAGCCGGACTGGAGAAGTGGCCGGCTTGCGCCTACCCGGCCACGTACCGCCCGCCCTGGATCCTGATCTTGCCCCAGGCCATGAGCTTCTGAACCGACGCTCCGTCGTGTTCAAGCTGGAGCCGCAGGAGCCGGTCATACGCCAGGGCCACGGTCTGAGCCTTCCGGCGCTGGTGGGCCAGGACCGGCCCGTCGAAGCGCAGGGTGATGCCGTCCGGCCCGATGGCCGGGGTAGCGCGGAACTCCGCGCGCAGGTAAACCAAGGGGTCAAAAAGGCGGGGCATGTTCAACTGGCTAACGCCAGGATGGGAGACGGTCAAGCCGGGTTTCACGAACCTCATGGCCTGGGCTTGGTGCTGAGAAATCGAGAGCGGACCGGGGAGGGGGGACTCGAGCCCCCAGGGCCTCGCGATCCGCGGGTTGCGTCCGTGCATGCCTCTCGGGCATCTCCACGCCGCAGCAGTGATCTACTGTGTCTGGCCTTGGCTACTTGGCGAGGGGTGGCCAAGGGGCTGCCCGGGCGTGGTTGACGCATCCGCCCCCGCACCCGTCTGGCCCTCGTGGCCCGGGCGGATGTAGAGGTAGGGCTGGCTTGCGGACTCAATGCATGGCTGGTCTGGGTCGTAGGAGATGACCCCCAATAAATTGAGCAGGCCAGAGACGAAGGGCCCATGGTTTACGTCCGGGCAATCGGTGCCCCCGATGTTGTAAGTGATCTTTATGCCGCGCGCTTCTTCGGTTTTATAGATGATCCTTCTCACCCGAGGAACTGATATCACAAGCTCATGCGCATTTTTCCAAAAGACCGCCGGTTTGGGATTCATCCATTTGTAGTCAGCGGCGCCTTGAGCGTGCTCTTCGCAAATGAAGATGGTGGTCCCGATAAGCCATGGTTTTGTTGGTTTAATTTTTATCGTTGTGTTACCAGGGAAATCGACGATTCTTTTGACTGCAGCCTCAAAATCTCCGGCAGCCGGCTTCACTCTATACTCATCCACAACCATGTTGCCAAAGATTGCCTCTCCCATCAGCATTAACTGATGCACATAACGTCCAACAATAAGAACAAATGCAAAGAGGAACCAAAACCACGGGCGTTTGAACAGTGCAGGCACATATTTCATGTTCGGCGACTCCTAGGTCAGCGTAATAAACATTCTTGCAATAAATACCATACTCCCATCGAGACTAAACCACGCCGCATCAGTGATCTCCTGTGTCTGGCCTTGGCCCTGCGGACTCCGTTCGTTGTGCTATCCGCCCATTACAGCCCGATTCTCCAGATGTCCTGATCCGACACGCCCTGTTGATTCAACTTCTTCCAGACCGCCGCCTTGTCCGCGCCGTGAGCCATTTCGTTCCGCGCGTCTATGATAATTTTTATGCTATTGAGGCATTGATAATCCGGACCGAACCAGGTCCAAAATACACCGCGCAGGCCATACAGCAGCCCCGTATGGCTTATTTCGGGGCACGCAGTCCTTCCAATATTGTATGAAATTTTTCTTCCACCAGCCTCATATTTTTTATATAAAATTTGATCAACATAGCTTAACGATATTTCCAGGTCGCGTTCATTTCGCCATGTAACTTGAGGTTCAATAGAGTCACACCATGCTTGTCCAGACTCAAACTCATTTATATAAGCAGGCACGTATACAAGCACAGGAATAAATGGACTCGACAAACCTTCTGTATGAATCAAAACCCGCACACCACACCAAAACATACCGCATTCTTCTTCAACGACGACTTCATCATTTCCGTCCTGAGAGTATATACCATATTTCTCATAATACATATATTCAGTTGTCAAGCGCAACAGAATAAACAAGCAGAATAAAGTAAAAATACCATACAGCGGAATCCGCAAAATCAGCGGGATCCGCTTCCAAATTGATGCGAGTCGACTGCCGCCGGGCATACTTTACTTACCTGTTATTAAATCGGCTAATATTTATTTCATATTACCAAGCCCATCTCGTCTTGTCATTAAAAAATTGCTCTTTCGGTTGTTCGCTCGGCTTGCCGCCTGCGCTAAACTCGGTCCAAAGCGAATAATTAATCCTGTCTCCAAAAGGGATCATACTCGTTCGCGCCGGACATGCTTTCAAAGTAACCTGCGTCGTCATATCCCCTGTTCCACCACCCGACGGGATCTGTACTTTCGTCTTTTCTGGGATGCTCATGCATATAGTAGCGCCCCAACGCAATCATGACAGCCCTTGGGTACCCGGCACCTCGCATGTACATTCCGACGGCATAGTTGGAAGCGTCAATGTATTTTTTGTAAAAGTAAAAATCAGCGCCATGGTCTTCCCTTTGGAAATCGAACTTTCCGAACTGTGCAATTTTATTATAGGCATCCGCCAGGTTTAACAAACCAGCTTTTTGGCCCGCTGCGAACACCGCCTGAAAATCTGCGCGAGGTGGCGCAGCGAAAGCTTGACCATCCCCGGCCACGAGCTGGACGGCATCCGTCGGTTCTTTATCAATTTTTCTCTTCTCCTCTGGGACGGGTTGTGAGAAGAAATCCTGGGACCAAGCGTCCGTGAGCGGGTCTCCAGAAGGTGCGAGGGCACTTACGTTGTTGGAGCTCCACCAGGTTGGCGGATACCCGGGACCATCCCCCGTTTGCCCGGCAACAGGCGCTGGCGAGTCGTCCGGCTGGGCAGGCGCGGTGCTTGCCGGATTGGTCGTACCCGACGGATCGGGTTGCATTGCCGCGTCCTCGCCAGTGCCGGGCAGGGTGGCGGCGGGATTGGACACGGAAGCGGCGTCCGGATCGGAGGAGTCGACGGATGCCGTGGCGGTCGACGGTTGGGTTGCGCCGGCGTTCACGGCGCTGAAATTCGCCGGACCGCCCGTGCCATCCCGCCGATTCGGGATCAGGTCGTCGAACAGGCCCTGGCCCTGCCAGGCGGAGGAAGACAGCTGGGTTTCCTGCGGAATGAGGTCGTCGAACACCCCGGGACCCTGCGCTTGCGAAGTCGCCCAGGCCTGGAACCGGGACGTGGGTTGCCAGGCCAGGGCGGCAACGGCGCCGGGCGGTGCGGACTGGTCCTGCCCCGGCGGGATCAGGTCGTCGAATGGGCCGCCCATTACAGCCTCGCGTTCCGGATGTCCTGGTCGGACAGGCCCATCCGGTTAAGCCGCTTCCAGACCGCCCCCTTGTCCGCGCCGCGGGCCACGGCGGCCTGGGCCTGCCGGATGAGGTCCGGGGTGTTTGCCTGGCCCGGGGCCTGGGGCGCGCCTGACTGCCCGGGTTGGGCTGTGGGTTGGGCCTGTCCCTGGGCCTGCCCCGGCGGGACCGGCTGAATCGGCTGAACCGTAGGCAGCTGCACCCCCGAGGCGTAGTTCGCGGCCGCCTGCCGCACCTGCTGCCAGGGCAAGGCCCTGAAACCCGGGTCGTAGTGAATGCCCTGGCTGTCCAGATTGTCCAGGAAGGCCAGCTTGCTCCCCTCGGAGTTGATCTGCCGCGCCGCCTGGGCCGCGTAGTTCTGGGCGATCATGGCGTTCCTGATCTGTTGCCCCCGCCCGGCCAGGGCGGCGTTGGTTGCCCCCTGGGCCGAACCGGCGGTCTGGTTGATGGTGTTCACGTAATTCGGGGACTGGATCTGCGGCACGCAGGGGGCCGGCAGGCCGGCCGCGGGCACGCAGGCGGCGTTGCCGCCGGTGTAGGTTCCGCCGTAGCTGTTGCATGGGTCCATGGTGTGCTCCTGTTACGAATCAATTTTGGGGAACCGCGCCCCCTCCCGTATCCGGACCATCTTGCCGCACTTGCGGCACTTCACCTCCACCTCCACCACCTGCCCCTTCATCAGCAGGGCCTTGCAGGCCGGGCAGCGGATCTCCTTCACTGTCCCGCCCCGGGCAGGCCGGGCATGCCGGGCCCGGCCAGGGCCGCCTGCTGGTCCGCGGTCTGCTGCGCGCCCATCTGCCTGGCCGCGGCCGTCTGCATGGCGTGCTGGTCCAAGGCGTCCTGCTCCATCTGGGCGGCGTTGGAGTTTATGGTGTGGATCAGGTCGTGGTGCTGGCCGAGCACCTGGATACGCTTGGCGGCCACGTCCAGCTGGGCCTTGGCCACCTCGGCCTGGGTCTTGGCCTGGGTGCCCTGAAGCTCGATCTGGGCCGCCTGGGTCTTGGGGTCGGGCTGGGGCGGGCCACCCGGCTGCTGCCCGGTCAGCTGCGGGGGCATGCCCATGCGGATGCGCCGGGCGATCTTGTCGGAGTTGGGGAAGGGCATGCCCTCCACCACCAGGTCCATGATGCTTCCGGCCACCTGGGGCGCGGCCTGGATGAGATCGAGCAAGGCGTCGGACTCCTCCAGGCGCTGGGAGGCGTAGGACGGGCCGCTGGTCACCACCACGTCGTACTTGCCCAGGGACAGGTCGTTCAGCACCAGATCGCCCAGCTGCTGGTTGATGGTCACCAGGTCCATGGCTCCGTCCTCGCCCAGGACCCGCACCACCCGCTCGGTGTCGTAGACCTTGGGGATCAGGTCCAGGAGCACCAGCCCCAGGCAGCGGATGGCCCGCTGCTGGTTGTCGGAGAAGTGGAAGTAGGAGCGGTCGGCCTGGGACTGCCTGGCCCTGATGGCCTTGCCGCTCTGCTCGTTGGACTGGTTGCCGATGGAGGCGTCGAAGATGCCCATGGTGGCCTTCATGTCGTCGATGGACTGCGCCCCCTCGCCGTCCGGGGGCAGCGCCGGGGGGGCCATGCGCTGGGGGAAGCCCGGGGCCTCCGGATCGTTGTTGACCGGCAGGAAGGCGTAGGGCTCCACGTTGGCGTTCTTCCAGAGCTCCTCCAGCCCGTCGAACTGCTTGCGGGTGCCGATGAAGGGGGCCTTGGGGGCCAGGGCCAGAAGCTCCGCCCGCCGGGAGCGGTCGTAGTTGTAGTACTTCTGGGCTCCGTGGGAATGGCTGATGAGCCCGGTGAGCACCTTGCGCCCCCGCTCGTCGAACATCACCTTGGGCTCCACGGGGATGATGGGGATGGAAGCCCCGGGCCATTTGGTTGGGCCCTCCAGGATCTCGGCCCCGGTCATCTTGCAGGTCATGATCCTGGGGCGCCGGACCTTGCGCACCCGTGGGCGGCCGGTGGCCTGGTCCTTGGCCGCGAACCCCCACAGGCCGTGCTCGTCCACCTCGGACTTGTCCAGGGTGGTGCCGTCCTCGAGCATGACGATGGTCGCGGGCTCCTCCTCGCGCCACCAGTACTCGGCCACCCGCACGGTGTCCCCCAGGGGCCAGTCCTGGGACTCTCCCCCGCCGGCCCCCTCCCACTGGCCGGAAGCGTCCGGATACCTGGCCTCGAAGACTTCCCGGCTCATGTCCTCGATCACGTGGCACCAGCGGCGGTCGGAGCCGTCGGGCTCGACTGAAAAGGGGTCCATGAACACGTTGAAGCTGTTCCAGATGGGCCGGATGACGATGTCCTGCTCGAACCCGTCGTCGTCGCTGAAGCGGGTCAGCACCCGGATGTAGCCGTAGTAGCCCGCGGACACGGCCACCTCCCCGGCGTGGTCGTAGGCCACGTCGGCCATGGAAGTGTACTCGATGTTGCGGATGAGGCCCGAGAAGATGTCCGCCTTGGCGTGGCTGGCCTGGTTGTCCTTGGGGGTCACCTTGATGGCCGGCCGGTTCTGGCGCAGGTCGTTGACCACCTGGGCCACGAACACGGGCATGCGGTTGATGGTGATCACCGGGAGCTTGAAGAGCTTGCGCTGGGCCAGCACCCCCTGGTCCCACTGCTCGTCGCCCCCTTTCAGGAAGCGCAGGTTGGCGGCGGCCGCGTTGCGGTTCTCGCGCTCGTGCTCCTGGGCGGTCTCGAAGCGCTTCCTGGATTCGGCCAGGATCTTCCGGTTGCGCTCGGAGCCGGAGTCCGGCTTGCGCGCGGGCTTATCCCCGAATGCGGAGGATGCGGAGGCGGTTGCAGCGGATTGTGCGTCGGCCGGATCTTTCTTCATGTGGGCGTCCCCGTGGGCCTGTATTTTTCAAGGGAGATTCGCGCCGGACCGGCCTTGGGGAACACCGCCCCCAGGTCCTGCTCCAGCACCCGGGCCAGGCAGTCCAGCATGTCGTCGTGGGCCGAGACCGGGAAGACCCGGTATTCCTGGTCGATGAAGTCCCGGGTCAGGTCCCGGGTGCGGCGCTGGGAGTCCACGTAGGTCAGGGTCTTGGGCAGGTACATGCGCCCCTGCTCGAACACCGGGATGAGCTTGCGGATGCGGTCGTTCTTGGCCACGGGCCCGCCCAGGGGGGTGATGTCGAAGCGGTAGTTCTCCCTGGCCTGCAGGGTCTGCACGAACTCGATGTCGGCCATGATGCCGTACTTTTCGTAGCCCACGCCCCTGGGGCGGTACGTGCGGTGCAGGCGCATCAGGGCCGCCCCCCGCTCGGTCAGGTTCAGGCGGTCGCGGACCATGTCCACCAGGTAGTAGTTTTCGTCCGCCCCCAGCCCCACCACCAGGAACACCGAATAGTCGCTGCCGCGCTTCTTCTCCCCGGCCGGGTCCACCAGGACGTACAGGTTCAGGTTGTCCAACGGCCCGGGCTCGTAAAAGCGCAGCCACTCCTCCTTGAAGCCCTGGGCCTCGTCGGCCCGGGGGTCCTGGAGCATCTGGCAGCCGAAGGTGTACGGCCCCATTTCCCGGCGCTTCTTGGCCAGGACCTCGGGGGTCATGAGCGCCGGCTCGCCGTCCACCTTGCCGTCGGCGGTGGCCGGGTAGACGCGGGGAGCCGCGGCTTCGCGCTCCATAATGGTCCGGTAGGTGTCGCTGCCGTGGTAGCGGGTGCCGATGTAGCGGACGCGCCCCCCGGCCGCCCCCAGGTTGAGCGACAGCTCCCAGGCCTCGGTGACCTTGGCGATCATGTCCGGGGAGGTCACGCTCTCCCGGGTGACCACGTCGTCGTAGACCACCAGGCCGTAGTGCTTGGAGGTGGGCTGCCCGTCCACCAGGCCCCAGGCTTCCACGGTGGCCTCCTTGGGGTTGCCCTTGCGCTTCACGATGATGCCCTCGTCCTCGCTCCACTTGGGGGACTCCTTCTGGGGATTCTCCCAGAGCACGTCCGGAAAGAGCTCCTTCAGGGTCTCGTTGGACTCGAACTCCCGCTTGATCTGGCGCAGGAAGGCCTTGGCCACCGGCCGGTTGAAGGAGAAGATCCCCACCGTGACCTCGGGGTCGCTCAGGATGTCCTGGATGGTCTTGCCGAAGGTGATGATGGTGCTTTTGTAGTGCTCCCTGGCCCACAGATCCAGGTGAGCGTCCGGGCTGTCCTGGACCTCCAGGCAGCGGTCGTGCAGCCAGTCGCGGCGGATGTCGGCCCGGCCCAGCACGCGCGTCAGCAGGAAATAGAGGTCCCCCAGGCACAGCCGGCGCGCGGCCTGGATGAAGCCGGCCCGGCCGCAGTTCTTGAAGAGCTCCTCGTACAGGGCCTCACGGGCGCTCCTGGTGGCGGGCCGGGGCGCAGCGCCCTCCGGGGCATTTCCCGGGTGCGCCGCGCCCCCCTGGCGCTTAAGCCCGGCCATCGGCCGCCTCCCCGCCGGTCAGGGCGGACAGGAGCTCCTCGGAGCGCGGGCACAGGGTGTGCTTGTGGGTCACCGTGCCGGACAGGGTGTGGTCCAGGACGATGCGCTGCTTGGGCTTGGCCGTGCCCCGCTCCAGGGCGAACATGGAGGCCCGCTGGCGGACCTTGCGCTCCTCCATGGTGTTCACCGGCATGTCCAGGTCCTCCCGGATGTTCTCGGCCGCCTTCAGGGCCATGGCCGCTACGGCCTCGTCCAGCGCGCTCACGCCTGCCTCCCGTCGCCGGTCAGGAGCGTCTCCACCCGGGTGATGCGCTCGCCGTGGTTGTCGATCTTGGCCCACTGCCTGTTGCTGTCCGCCTCGGCCTCGGCCTTGGTGCGGTAGGTCCTGGCCAGCGAGAGCTGGCACTCGGTCTGGGACTTGCGGAACTCCGCCAGCAGATCCTCCAGGCGCTCGATCCAGCGCTTGAGCATGTAGCCCAGCAGCGCCAGCAGCACCGGGTTCAACACCATGGAGAGATGGGCCAGGGTGTCCATCACCTCGGGACCTCGATCTCGCGCAGGCTGCCCGCGAACCACACCGGAATGTCCCCGGGCCTGGCCGCCTCGCCGTTGCGATAGGCGGGCAGCCTGGCTATCCCCCCCTGCTCCAACGCCCTGGCGGCGAATTCGCTGCAGAAGAAGCGGCGGCAGCCCTCGGACACGCGCTCAAGGATGTTTTTGAAGAGCCCGGCGTAGTCGTAGGGCACGCCGAGCCCGCATTCTTTCAGGGCGTAGCTCTTGATGCGGCCCTGGACCTCCCCGCAAAGCGCGGGGACCTTGAAGGCGAACACCCGCCCCCGGTAGCCGCGCACCCGCTCGGACAGAAGGCGCAGTTCAAGGCCCGTGGCCAGGGCCTCCACCACGAACACCCGCCCGGTATGGTCCGGGTCCAGGCCGCGCACCACCAGGGAGGCGTGGCTGAACGCGGAGAACAGGCGGATGGCCCGGCCAAGCAGGTCGTCCCCCCGCCACAGGATGACCGACCCGGTCACCAGCCACGGCCGGATGGCCGGGTAGGAGCACAGGGGAACGCGGCTTACGTCCATGGCGCTACTCGACGGCCGTGGCGATGACGCCAAGGGCCTGGGCGGCCACGTTGGCCCAGGCCAGATACCCCTGCACCTGGGACGCGGCCCGGGGACTCAGGGCGGCAGGCCCGGCGCTCGGCAGCTGGGCGGCCAGCGCGGAGAGCGCGGCGGTGGCGCCGGTGAACTGCTTGGCGGCCTCGGCCGGGTCCAGGGCGGGCGCGGCGGGGGCGGATGAGGGGGCCGCGGGGGCCGAGAGGGCCGAGAGGGCCGAGAGGGACTGGCCGGCGCAGCCGGCCAGGGGCAGGGTCATGGCCGGAGCCAGGGCCAGGATCACCAACAGGGGAGCAATGGCTTTACGCATGGGGAGCATCCTTTGCGGGCTGGGGTTGAACGGGCTTGGCCGTCGCGGGAAGGCCGGCCGCCGAGACAGGAGCCAATGCAGGCTCCAGGACCGGGGCCAAGGCCGGGGCTAAAACCGGGGCCGCGTTGGCGATGGCCGCCCGCAGGCCCACCCCGCCCAGCACCACGCCCAGACAGTTGAGGGCCGGGGCCAAGGGCGCGGCCTGGGGCACGTAGGGCGCGGCCTGGCCGGCCGCCAGGAGCAGCGTGCCCAGGATGGTCTTCCAGCCGTATTTGGCGACGAGGGCTCTCAGCATGCGCTACTCCTCGGGTTTGCGCTCCGGGCACGGGGCGCCCGGGCGACGCTTGGGATTGAGGCAGGGCGTGGCCGGGGTCAGGTGGCTCCAGTGCGGGCAGCCGCGGCAGCTGTGGTGCGCGCCCACCGCTAGTACCCCAGCCGGACTACGGCCGCGCCGCTGACGTAGGCCGTCATGGCCAGTTGCAGGAGCACGTCCCCCGCGGCGTAGGCCTGGTCTTCGGCGGCCGCCGCGTAGGCCTTGAGCGTGCCCCAGGTGAGGCCGTGGTCGAAGGACCGCTGCAGGGACACCGTGCCCGAGAACGTGCCCCGGACGCTTATGTCCACGTATTTGCCCGCATCCACCCCGAGTGGGGCGCAGGCGGCGTTGAGCTGGGCGAGGGAGGCGGACTGGCTGGGCAT